ATTGTCTATTATGACACTTCTTAATGATGATGCATTGCAAATAGTAGAGCAGATATTACCATATTTTCAACCAAATTTTAATTTGACAATAGATTTAGTAGAATCTATTGGTGAGAAAAGAGACATACCAATAACATTAGAGAGCGTGTCTTTTGAAGATAATTACGATGGTGATTTTACAAATAGAAGAGTACTTTTATATACTTTAAAGTTTACAGCAAAAACATACCTATTTGGACCTGTTCCAGAATCCAGCAAAGATGTTATTACAAGAGTTTCTGTTGGTCTTGCTGGTGGAGATCCAAGTATAGATGCAAGGAGAGATCTTATCTATAAAACTCCAGTTGCAACAAAAGCATATAATGGAAATATAATTACTAATTTAGATTTGGATGTTACAAATAACACAACTATTATTAAAGTAAACGATTCAACAAATATACCAGAAAGACGTTATATTACTATTGATGATGAAACTTTATATGTTAAGAGCAAGAACAATAATGAATTGACTGTTACCCGTGGAATGTATGGAACAAGTGCTTCCGAACATGTTGGTGGTGCAGGTGTTCTTCTTGTAACTGAGTCTGATAATGCATTGATTGAAGCTGGTGATGATTTTGGTTTTAGTGGGCGATCATAATTATGAAGGATAAATTTAGCGAGTTAAATGATACTTTTGAAGTGGAAGCAGAAATTGTGAAACCAGAAACTGAAAAGAAAGAACTAGTAAAACCATCACAAAAAGAAGATGTAACTAAAGATTATGAGTACACAAGGGGCAATCTTTATTCAATTATTGAGAAGGGACAAGAAGCATTAGATTGTGCATTGGAACTTGCTCAAGATGGTGGTCAACCAAGACAATATGAGGTTGTTGGTCAGTTAATTAAAAATGTTGCAGATGCAACAGACAAGTTAATTGATTTGCAAAAAAAATTAAAAGATTTAGATGCAGAGCAAAAAGGTCCTACAAATGTGACTAATAATGCAATGTTCTTTGGATCTACTGCTGAGTTGTCTAAAATGATTAAGGCACAAACTAAAAACCTAAAGGAAGATAAATAGAAAAAAAGTGTTTTATAGAGATGTCCCGTAGTTTTGAGATAGACCCCCAAAAATTCAGAAGAGACGCTCGTGCCGCAAAGGTGAGAAACCTTGTGAAGGGTGGTGCCACTGAAGGAGAAAGGATGGCAGCACAGAGAAAAACAACTGGACCTGCTTTGCCAAAAGGATCAATTAAAAAGGGAATGAATCCCAATGAAGAAGTTGTCCCTGGTCTTAAAATAGTTGACATCATTCTTGGTGAGCAAAAGTGTGGCAAAGGTATGTACTACTGCTACACAGATAAGAAGTGCAAAAAGATACCTGAAGGTTTAAAAATGACCGCCAGATTTAGTGGTGGAGATAAAGAACCAGAGGAAGTTGGAATTGATACTCCAACTCAAAATGGTGGAGACACTAATGGTAAAGGTGGTGATTTTGGTGAAGGACTTTCTATTGAAGATGCTTTTGGTAATAAGTTCATGGAAGTAATTGATCTGATCAAACCAGAAGATGTTGTTGAGAAGTGTTGGGCGGGTTATACCCAAAAGGGTCTTAAGAAAAAAGGTAAAAAGATGGTCCCTAACTGTGTTCCAGTTGGTGAAGAAAAAGATCATGAAGTATCCATGGCACAATCACAATTAGCAAGTGCTGCTAAGGATATTAAGTCACTCAAAAAGAGTCTTGGTAAAAAAGAAAAAAATCTCCCTGCATGGATGCAAGCAAAGATTACTGATACTGAGCACAACATGAACGCTGCAGCAGGTTACACTAACAAAGAGGAGACCGAAATGCAAGAAGCAAAAGTAGATGCTGGATTAACTGACAAAGAAAAAGCAAAAGTTAGAACTGCAAGACAGGGTTATGCAGGTGCAGAACTTCGTGTTGGTGGGAATGTAAGTTCTCATACTGGAAATGTTGCAAGAAGAGCAGCACATAGAAAAACAGATGATATGAATAAGGACAAGAAAGATGTCCGTAGAGGTAAGACTAGTGGACCTCAGTTCCAGGGAAAAACTGGAGCAGAGCGTCTCGCTAAGGTGAAATCGGAACTTGGTGAGGCAGTAAGACTTCCATCAGAATTTGGTCATATTATGGCAGTTGTTGTGATGTGGAGAGGTAGGTCTTACCATATCAGAATGTTCTTCCCCCAGGCAAAGATGCCAACTAAAAAGGAAGCACAACTAGAAATTGAAAAGGTATATCCTGGTGGAAAAGTTCTTAGTGTAGTAAGAAGCGAACTCCCAAGTCAATCTGCTCCAATCAACTCACCTTTGTTTAAGGTGACTAAGGAAGAGAAAGAAATGGGTTGTCCCAAATGTGCTGGTAAGTGTGGTAAAGGATGTGAATGTGAGTGCCATGGTGAAGAGAAAGAAGTTGATGAAGCAGCAGGTGAAAAAGATGCTTGCTACAAAAGGGTAAAATCTCGTTATAGTGTATGGCCAAGTGCATATGCATCAGGAGCATTATCTAAGTGTCGCAAAGTCGGTGCTGATAATTGGGGCAACTCTACCAAAGAAGAATTTGAGTATGAATTGAATGAAGGATGGGTGGCAAATACTGCTGCTCAGTATTTCATTGAGCAAGGTCTTAACGAAGAAGGTGTAGCAATCCTCACCGAAGAGATGGGTCTTGATGATTTTGTGGAGTTTGTATTTGATCTTGGTGAAGAGACCATGCTCACAGAAGCAAGAGCAGGTGGTGTTAGGGTTGAACCAGTTACCGCAAAGGGAAAACCTTTTGCTAAGGGCAAACCAACAGGTAAGTCTTTAGAGAGACTCCGCAAACTAAAAGCAGAGAGAAGACAAAAAGAAGCAGACGCATCTGCAGCAAAACCTTCAGGAATGAAGGCAGCACTTCAAAGTCAGTCTAAGACTGCTAAAAAGAGAGATCAAGCAGTTAGAAGTGCCAAGAGTCAACAACCTAAGAAGAGAGGCATTCTTGATAAGGTTGCTAAGCAAGTTCTAAAGGGTATTGATCGCCATAATGCTGCAGTGGCGAAAGCAAAGAGTGATATTAAGACTACTAAAAAACTTGCTGGAGAAACTGGTAAAACTATTGCGAAAGCAGCAGCAGTAACTCATGAGGCAGGTCGTCGTGCTGGCGAATCTAAAGTTGGACAAGCAGTTAAGAAGGTGGGTGGTGCTGCAATTAAAGCAGGTGTTGCAAAAGCTAAGAAAGATATTGAGTCTTTAAAAAATAAAAAAGGAGACAAGTAAATGAAGACATTCTCCCAATTTATTACAGAAGCAACATCTAGAAAACCGTCTGTTCAAAGAGCTCCTGATATGTCTGCCCGTGCTAGGCAACAACGTCAAGCACGAGATGATAGAAGACAAGCAGCAAGAGACCGTGCCGATGACAGAGCAAGGGCAGGTATTGATGCATTAATTGGTTCAGATGATGAGCGTGCTGCTGCAAAGCAAGCAAGGCAAAATCAAGCAGCAAACCAAAAGAAATTAAGACAAAAAGCAACTCGTGACCGCATGGCAGCAGCGGCAGAAAGGCATGGACTTGGTGAGAAGATGAATCTCGCTAAAGCAGATATGGGTGATGTTATCAAAGACTTCAGAACGTCTGATGCTCCTCAATTTAAAGGTAAGTCAGACAAAAAAATCCGCCAAATGGCAATTGCCGCTAAATTGGAAGCAGAAAGAGGTGACCAAAAAGAAGATTGGCAAAAGGTCAATCGTAAAGATAAAACAGATGGATTAAGTCAAAAGGCGGTCAATGCTTATCGTAAAGAGAACCCAGGTTCTAAATTGAAGACTGCTGTCACAACTAAACCTTCTAAACTTAAGAAGGGGTCCAAAGACGCTAAGCGTAGATCTTCATTCTGCTCCAGGATGAAGGGTATGAAGAAGAGACTGACCTCTGCAAAAACTGCAAGAGATCCAGACTCCAGAATCAATAAAGCACTTCGTCGTTGGAATTGCAACTGATGAAAACATTTAACCAGTTTATCTCAGAAGCAAGTGAGGGTGGTTCTCCATATAGAGAATACAAACCCAAACCACAACCAAAACCTTCTCAACCTCCAGAAGGATTTGATGCTTTTAAGAAAAAATACTTGAAGAATAAAAATGATGATGAAAAAATCGAAGAGGGGCGCAAAAGTGGTGATTATTCTTTGCGTGACTGGTTTGCTAAGAGTCGCTCTTCTGATGGCACCCCTGGTTGGGTTCAACTGGGTGGTAAATACGCAGGAAAACCCTGTGCAAAACAACCAGGACAAAAAACCAAACCAAAGTGTGGTTCTTCAAAAATGAAGCGCAACCTCTCTAAAAAAGAAGAGGAGAGTGCATTTAGAAGGAAGAACAAAAAAGACAAAAATCCAAATCGTAAAGGTAAACCAATTAACGTTGCTACTGAAGTTAAAAAAAAGAGGAAGAAAAAATGAAATCATTCCAAGAATTTATGGGCGAAGAGTCCACATTCAAGCAGCGTGATAAAGTGATGAAGAAGCATGGTGCTCGTTTGAGAAGTCTTGCTAGACAACTTCATAAGGGAGATACAAAAGGTGATGTTAATGAAAACGTAAATATATCTGGTAATGTCAATGGTAATATATACGTAAATTCTCAACAAGAACAACCACAAGAAGTTGGTGAGAACTATGTTGCAGATGTAATGTGGAAAGGAAGTTTATA